GCCAGTACCGAACCCGACGATGGTGGTGCCAGATAGCACACCTGGACCCGTCAGGGTCATGCCCATCGTGATAGCGCCCTTTAGAACACCGTCCGTCGGAACAGTTAAGGTTGTGCCGCTGATCGATCCGGTAAACCGCGCAGACACGTTACCCGACGGGCCGATGGTGTATTGCACCTGATTTTGAACACAAGGAAACACAATTTCGGTGCGATAAAACACCATCATGTTTTCGTTTGACCACTGGGCAATCATATCGTTTAACATATCCAAACCATCTTGGGCCTCCATAGCTGTTGGCTGTTCACCAGCAGCTAACGCACCAATATCTTTCATGGCTCGACTAATAATATCCAGTGGCGTTGTCATTTTTAATCCTTAATAATCATTTTCATGGCTGTCATTTACAGAAAACAAAATTAAACATATTAAAAAAATTACACAAATAATAAATGCTGCAAAAAATTTCCACATTACGCAGCCCAATATGATCCGTTAATTGTTACAAATAAAGCAGAAATTGTTCCAGAATTTGTTCCACACACAATTTCTGCGTGACCAGCGGCATTACCTGTCATGTAATTTTTTGTTAATGCTGGAGAAACGCCACTTGTAGCTGTTGCCATACTCGCCGTTACTGTTGCCGCAATAAATTCTGCTGATCCACCCCCAGTTAAATCTACTGGGACGGGCATATCATTAGGCAATTGAATTACTACAGTGCTGTTAGTTACTCCTGCCACTGTGTATTGCAATCTAAAAGAAAAATTTACATAGTTTGCAATTTGCTGCCAACGATAACGTAATGTTTCAGTTCCGCTAGGTGCGGTTCCATCCCATTCCACAAATGTGGAAGTCATGGAAACAGGCCCAACAGTTTGCAATATATCAACGGTGTAAGTTCCATTGCCACCAGTGCCAGTTAAAAACGCGCTAATTCTTGTGTTGGCTGTCACTCCAACACCGTTCACAATTTGTCCAATTGCCAGCGTTCCGCTTGATGCACTAACTGTTAAAGTTGTACCAGCAATTTCTCCTGTAAATGAAGCAGTCGACAAAATTGCGTCAGATTCCGTTTTAAAAGGAACTAATTGACCTTGTGGAGTAAAATAGGCATTTCTTCCATTATGAATACGGGCCTTTTGAGCATCGCCCAACATATTGATAAAACCAGAAAATACCAATCGAGGATCAGCATTATTTGCAATGTAATTAGCATCGATGATTAAATCTTGAGTACCTAACGGTGATGCAGTGTAAGTATTTAAATTGCTTATATTGATGTAACCACCTTGGTCGGTAAATAAATCCGACTTAAAAATGGTTTCTTGGCGAATTCTGCGACTGGCTAACCATTCAATGGTGGCCATATCATTAAAATTACAAAAATATGCTCTTGTATCAGCCATACAAGCGCCATCAAATTCGCCCTCTAAAATGCCCGCAAAATCATCCAGCCACATTTGCGAAGTGGTGGCAAAAGTATCAAGCGGTGTAACTTCTCCGTGAATTTTGAAATCTGTCAAATGATGGAAAATTACATCTTGCGCCACAAAACCAACGCCAGCATAATTTTCAACATGCAACCAATTAATTTTTACATCATTCGGTGCCGCAGCAACAGCACCGACCCCTTGGGGTCTATACCAATCAATTACGGGAACAGCAAAAAATTCATCTGTAATTGATGCAGATGCTGCCTCACTTAAATCAACAGTAGTTGAATTTATAAATTGAGTAATTGTTGCTCTTAAAAGCGCGGCGCCCCAAGCTCCAACTTTTGCCTTACGAACATAAATTACTCGACCAACATCAGATGCAGAAAAACAAGATGAATTTGCGACTAATGTATTTGATCCAATAGTCATTGAACATTGCGCGGGTTGAAAAAATCCATCAGCATTGACTGCGGAAATTGTAGTTCCAACCACTTCAACGGATGTTGGACTTGTATAAGTTAAAATTGTGTATTTAATGCGGTTTTCTGGCGCATTTGGATAAATACTGATAATTTTCCCAACATCTGCCGCGCTGAAAATTGACGCACTTGCTGTAATGGTAGTTCCACCACTACTGGTGCTGAATGTAATTCCTGAAGTGTTTTTATAATTAAAATGTTTCCCGCCAAAAAATGACACAATATCGTTCATGCGAACATTTTGTGCCGAGCCAATTCTCATAACGGTGTTATCACATTCTCCAAATCTAAGTTCATCGAATCGACTTTCGCCCAATCCCAACACATCAATATAAACAGGGCATGGGCTTGCTGCGACAGATTTTTCAAAACCTAATTTGCGAATATTAGTTGGCGACGACCTAGTTGTTCCTAATGGATCAACACATTTAATTAATGCTTTGCCTGCGCCAGCAAAATCAGCAACCAATTTTGTATCAAATTGATCTTCACCTTCAATACAAATATCTCGTCGCGGAGAATTTGGTCTGTAAATATTCCATTCATCAGTTAAACGATACCGTCCACGCGGTATTGTTATTTTTACTCCAGCACCAGATGCAGCTAGTGTTACAGCATAAGCATAACAATTATTAAATGCTGTTAAATTATCCGTTCCGCTAGTTCCGTTCCAATCACCAACCGCACCGTAATCTGTAACAGATAATTCTATTTCGCGCAGTTTTGTTTGAACTGTTCTTGCGGTCGCGCCAGTTCCAAGCTGAATAAAACCAACTAAATTTGATCCAGTTGGTGCAGCTAATGCAGTTTTAAAAGCATCAAAATCAGCAGCGGTAGCCGCTGCACTTATATTGTCAACCGTCCACAATTCAACATCAGCAGCGGTTGTAAGTTTAAATTTATAAGAATTGGTTCCAAGCCAAACAGAAGCCTCACCCCTCGGGTCAAGAATTACCGGATTAGTGTTTGCAATTAATCCTGATTCGTCTGTATATGTTGATAATGGCGTAGTTGTTCCTGCCGCATATGAATACAATTTTCCACCAGACAACGGTTCTCCGTTGCTTGTAAAAAATTGTAATTTAAGACATGGGGAAATATATGCAGACATTTTTAATCCTTTACCAATTCATTGCAACAATGTCGGATGCGCGATCAGGAAAATCAGACAAATATTGCATTTTGTCTGTTGATTGATATTCTTTAATTGTTCCGTTTTCAAACGTAACAATAAGTTTATTTTGTTCTGTGTTAAATGTAATGGATTCAATCATTTAAATTACCAAATAAGTCACATGAAATTGCAAAATTCTGTTGGCTGTATCATTTGCCACATATCTAAAAATAAATTGATCATTTGTTGAGGATGCTAGTATTACCCCCGTTTGAGTCGATCCTGTATCTTGCCCAAAAAATGTTCCACCAACTTGCCTAGTTGATGCAAAATTTGACGCAACTGGCAGAGACATTCTGAATTCTGTGTTTCCAGTTGCAGTTGGATCAACGGAAACTTGGCCGGACACGGTAATTACATTACCCACGCGCATATATTGACAAATTGTTGCTGTACTTGCTGCAACATTTGTCACATTTGTTAATGAAGGCGTGTATGTACCGCTAAAAACATTGCCATCAGTTGATACGGGAGAAGTGACACTAGTTGAACTAATTGACAAGCCCGAAGATAAAACTGTCAAACCGTCACTTTGTATTGTTGCCCGCAATGTAACCGAACCGCCTGTTGGTCTTGTATAAAATTGCAAATTGGCGGCATCGTTTGCGCCATCACGACTTGATTGAACCCTAGCTAATTCAACATTTGTACCAGTAGTGTTGTTATAAAAACGTACACGGCCAAGTTGCGCGTCTGTATTTCTACCGCCAATCAAAAGCAAATTAGCATCGCCAGCAGTATTGCTAGCAGTTGTTTCGACTCTTATTTCGGTGTTATTGTCGCCGCCAACCTGAAGTCGAACAGTTGGAGTTATTCCAATACCTAAATTTGTTCCATCAAAAATTAAATTTGCGGAATCAGTTTGCAAACCGCCGGTGGTGCTGTAAACAACTCTATTTGATGTTAATGATGTGTTTGTAATTGACGCAGAAGAAACGCTTGTAAGTCCTGTTAGTGATGTTGACCATTGAGGCGCAGTTCCCGACGATGTAAGAACGGTATTGGCTGCGCCAATCGCTAGTTTCGACAAGGTTGTGCCGGTGGCGTAATACAACAAATCGCCAGCGGTGTAACTGGTCAAACCAGTACCGCCCGCTGTAGTCGGGACAACCTTCCAGCCAATAACTTGAACGGCGTTGGTGTTGTCTTTATAGAACAATTTGCCGTCGGTAATGTTGATGGCAAGTTCTGACCCCAATGTGCTGTTGGTCAAACTGCCAGCCGTAGGCGCAGCCGCAGCCGTGCTGCTGCTATAAATTTGAATAGGTGTAAAACCGGTCTGCGCCATTTATAGCTCCGGCGTAAATGTTTGCGGCAACCACGGCGCTACTGCCTTTGGCACTTTCAGCGCCGCAATTTGATTTTCAAGATTGGTCTGGATCATCTGCCCAGCTTCGGCAGTCACCCATTCAATAACATCAGCCTCAACCACTTCGGCAAAATTCTTGCCACCAGGCTCTTTGAAATACCACCAGCCCTCGGATTCAACGTCGCCGATAGAACACAAGTATTTGGCGGCGGTAATTACGCCTTCGTTGGCCTGAATATCTAAGATTCTGCAATTCATCAGAATGCCCCTCCACCGATGCCGCCGGTGGTCGTTAAAACGCCGCTGGACGGGTTAAATTTCAGCTTGGTTGATGATACGCTGATCGCCCGATTTCCCGACGTATTGTTGACCCAAGTAACGTAATAATCTGCGTTTGTCGTGGTGTCATCTGTCACCGCCACATTGTTTGCATTTGTTGCAGTTGTCGCCGATCCTGCCGACCCGTCGATGCTTACCCCTGTCAGACTTTGGCTGGCGCTTGTCCTGTTTAACGCAATTGAAGTCGTGCCAATAAACAAACTGGAATTGCCCAAAACCCCCGACGGAATCGTGCCTGACAGTTGACCCGCTGGCAAGTTGGTAAGACTTGCGCCCGATCCGCTAAACCCTGTGGCCGTCAAAATGCCGGTTGATGGGTTGTACTGGTATTTTGTGGACGACGAAAAAAGTGTCGTTAGGTTGCCGCTAGTTTGGTTTGCAAATAGTGGGTAGAACGTCGAATTCGTGGTCGTGTCATCCGTAACCGTCGCATAAGCCACTGGCGTGATCCAGCTCGGCGCACTTGTCCCATTACTCTGTAAGACCTTGCCAGAATCCCCAGCCGCAGACGCTAGAAACGCCGTCGCGCCTGCCCCTGATTGATACGGAATGCTTGCCGCAGCCCCGCCTGCCAAATTCGTTGCGGTTACTGCACTTGTTGCGTTTGTGGCGTTGCCGACTGTAATCGTTGTGGGATTAGTCCATTGCGGCGCAGAAGCGCCTGCGGTCAAGATATGGGTTGCGGTGCCTAGATTTAGGAATGTAGTAGCGCCAGCACCCGATTGGTACGGCAAAGCGCCTGTTGTGCCACCCGCAAGATTCGTCGCGGTGCCTGCCGTACTCGCCGACCCTGCGCTGCCAGCCGTGGTTGCAAAACTAACCGACAAGCCGCTGGCAGGTACATTTGTCCAGTATTGGCCGGTGCCGTTGTATTGCAGCACATCCAGATTATTGAGTGTTCCAAATTGCACGTTGCCATCCGTACCACCCAAAACCGACCCATAAGTAACCCGAACAAACAGAATGCCGTTGTTTGTTCCAACGTTGACCACCGCAGCCATTAAAACGATGGCGTTTGGAACTGCCGGTTTGATCTTTGTTAGGCCGCCGGTTACCGCTGGGTTGTAGTACAGCTCATCGCCTTGTACCCAATTTTCAGCGCCGCCGGTGGTGTTGATTTGTTTAACCTCACCAAACGACACGACAAAAATCCATTCGTTGTTATTGCCGGATTCTGCCGCCACGCCCAAAACATATTGCGCTTGATCTTTGGTCAGCCCAGTTGCGGCTTTACCAACCAAACCGCCCGATGATCCGAGCGTACCGGCAAACGATACGACCTGCCCTTTGGTAATCGCGCCCTGACACTTGATCCGATAAAACTGTTCTTCACCAATTTTCTGAACTACGTTACCGTTCATTTGGAACGCTAACGTTTGAAACTGGTCGTTGCTGTCGTAGTAAATGCGCCCTGTCGCGTCGGTTGGCAGCGGGTTTTGCGTGGTGTTGAACTGAATGTACGTCGGCGTGGCAATCGACCCCGTGATGGCCGACATACTGGTGATGTCGTTGTTAGCGCCCAAAACCGCAGCCGACAAGTTTGCCCTGGCTCCCGCGGCGTCCGATGCACCCGTGCCGCCATGCAATACCGCCACGTCGGTTGCAGCCCAAGTTCCCGTGGCAATTGTGCCAAGGGTCGTAATGCTAGTTTGCCCTGGGTAAGTGTCCGAAATTTTCAGGCCGCTGGCGCTGGCGTCTAGTGTCGTGCCGTTCAGCTTGACCGAAAACGCGTTTGAGATCAGTTGCAGCCCGTTGCCAGCCGTGTACGTTCCTGCGCCGCTAAACTGCGTCCACGGCATATTGGTCACGCCAATGGTGCCGGTCGATCCCGCAGTCGTTACCCAGCCGGTCGCCGATAACGTTGCGCCATCCTCGATAAACGTGAACGCGCCAGGCACTTCAACCCAGTTATTCATGTCGGCGGTGCGCGTCCAACCCGATGCCGATGCCGCATAAATACCGTTTTGCGCCTGATTAGCCTGATTCTTGACCAAAATCCGGTCG